CTTGGCTGCCGATATGTCCCTCTACCGAAATTTTCGTTAGGCAACCCCGCGAAGAGCGACGCTGAGTTGCCCGAATTATACAGGCTCGTTGATTGTAGTGCGGACGGCTCGTCCGCCAACCTCGGTGCATACGACAACCTCGACCCCGAAATGCAGTCTATCGTGATGGACTTGGCGCAGCGCATCTACGACGGCGAAAAGATAACCTACGACCCCGACCTACTGCAAGCCACCGTGAAGCCATACTTGGACGGCATCGCCAAGGGCTACGGCAAGACATTGGCGGACGTTGACTGGAACACGCCCGACGCTAAGACGCTCCAAAAGTTGACTGAAAACGTCTTCCAATTTTCAGCGTCCAAGGACTTCCACATCCTCTCCGATATGACCGCCGCTCTCAAAGGCTCTGACGGCAAGATGCGCTCGTTTGACGAGTTCCAAGCCGAGGTGGACAAGATGAACGTCAAGTACAACCAAAACTGGCTGCGCACGGAGTACAACCAAGCCGTAGCGTCGAGCCAATGTGCAGCGCGTTGGACTGACTTCGAGTCTCGCGCCAAGTCGATGCCGTTCCTGCAATACCAAGCGGTGATGGACGGCAACACCCGCGCAGAACACGCCGCCTTGCACGGCGTAATCAAGCGCGTTGACTCCGACTTTTGGGACAAATACTATCCGCCAAACGGATGGGGATGCCGCTGCGAGGTAATCCAACTCCCCGGCAAAAACCACAAGGAAACGCCCGCCGAGGCAATGAAACACTGCCACGTGGACGATATGTGGAAAGTCAACGTCGGCAAAAAAGGTGTGGTATTTCCGAAAGGACATCCGTATTTTATGGGGCAATGTCAGAGGTGCAGCGGAACGCCACAGAACTTGGCATTAAAACCACAGTGCGCGGCGTGTCAGTCGGGACGAAAAGATTGTAAAAGATTTTTGAATGGCTGTAAAAAAGAAAATGCTTTGTTAAAAGAGTTTGAAAATAACAAACGTAAAAAAGAAAGCATTAAGACAACAAGAAATAATGTAATGGCAGCCATTAATAAAGATACTTTTGAAAATGAATTGCTCGGACTGGAAAATATAAGAACTGGCTTCTTGTATAGCAATAGAGGCTCTTTAAAAAACCTTTTGAAACATAGTTATACAGAGGCGGAAATAGAAACAGCAATATCAGCCGCTCACCATTTAGACAAACTGAAATTTGTTAGAAGTAGTTATGTCGGCGAGGGAAAAGATATGAAAGACCCATTAGTACAAGCCCAAATAAAGAGGAAAAAGGCAGAAGGTATAATACAATATAATATCTACTTCTATGAATACAAAGGGAGACGCTGGTGCATAAAAACCGAAGAATATTGGGATGGACAAGAAAGGTTGTATTCATTTACAAAAAAACCATAAACAACCCTCTACTTAGGATCCAACACGCCCAACTCATATCGGTTGCTTATGGTTTTCACTGCAAAAGTACAAACAATTTTTGAACCAACAAATAAAAATTGAAAAAAAATGGGAAAAAACACACAACCCAAAGAACTATGGTGTACAGTGCATGATGAAATAATCTCCGCGAATAGCATCAAGGAATTGGACGAGAAATTTGCCGCACTTGGCATCGACGAAAACGCCACGGTAGGAATTGGTGCAAAAGTAGTGGCAATCTCTACACGTACAACGAACCCTAAACCTACCATCCGCCGCCTCCGCCGCGAAATCCGCCATTTGCGCAGCCTTCTGAAAACAAAAGACCGACTGCTTGCCTCGCAAAAGTCGTTCTATGAAGCGATGCTCGACGACGTGCAGAAACGCAAAGGCACAAGCAAGGAATCAGTGGAGGAATGGTTTGCAAAAATGTTGCAGAACACCGTCAAAAACCTTGGATTATGACAAAGCCCACGCCCAAAATAAAACTCACCAAGGCACAGAAAAACGCACTGCAAGCGGCGTTTGTGCCGTACTGTCGGCATTCGCGCCTCAATTACGACGGCGATGTCAAAATCTGCGGATTGAAGGAACACAGGGAACGCTGCGAATATTCTACGTGGGACACTTGGGCTGACTGCCCATCCGACTGTCCGCACCACATACTGCGCACAAAAGTAATGTGTACACCCGACAAATGCGCAATCGCAGAACGTTTTGTGCAGGAGATAAAAGAATGTCTAACCAAATAAAAACTGAAAAAAATGGACATCAAAGAGATATTAAAGGCATATTTTACCAAAAATGCGTTCCCCACCGAGGCACAGTACGCCGCGCTGATAGAGGCGTTTGTAACCTCGGAGGAACTTGCGGCGGCATTGGCGGAATACATCAAGAAAAACACCGAGACCACCATCTCCGAGACCCTGACGCTGACGGGTTCAAAGAAGTTGTTTTTCCGTCAGGGCGCGTCGGGCGACAAGCCCGGCTTCACCGTCTATAACGCCGACGGCTCGGAGGCGGGTTTCTTCGAGTACAAGAACGCCAACGGCACAGCCGCCCTCACGCTTGGCAACTATACAAACGGCAACACCAAGCAATACACCGAGACGCAGATAGGATTCAAAATCCAAGACACAAGGACCGGGTTCTACGCCATCTTCGCCCCCAAGATAGCCGCCGCAAAAGCCGAAAACCCCACCATCAGCACGTCCATCAACTCAATAACGCCGTTCTACCTGCCGTTGAAATTCAAGGTCGGCGACACAGAAGTCAAGGCGAGCGCGGGCGGCACTGTCGATCTCACGGACGCAATAAGAAACCTATCATAACACACCAAAAATGGAAACAACCGAAATCGTAAACATATTCTCCACCTTCGGCTTCCCGACCGCGATGGTCATCGTGATGGGGTTTGCACTGTGGAAAATTTGGACGGAGACCACAAGCCGCAACAAGAAGGCGGCGGAGGAGGCTCTCAAACTGCGCGACCAATACATCGCATACATACAGATGAGCAACGTGGAGTTAACGGGCGCACTCAAAGAGAACGCCGCAGCAGCCAAAGAGAACGCCGCCGCGCTCAAAGAGACCGCATCAGCCCTCAACCGTTTTTCCGTCGTGATGGAACGGCTCGAAGGCAAACTGAAAGTTGAACAATAATGCATTAAGAATTATGGCTCAGAGCAAAATAGAATTACTCCTCGACCTCAAAGACCGCATATCCCAGGGACTCAACCGAGCCAAGGCCGCAGTCTCGGAGGCGAGCGAGGAGATGAAAAAGAAACTCGGCGGACTCAAAAACTATTGGGTGGACGCCTTCAAAGAAATGCGGGAACAAATTCCTGCGTTCGACCAGGCGGTCAAGTTCCTGACCAACCCGATAGGCGCAGCCGTCACCGTCGTCACAGGTCTTGGCAGTGCCATCAAAAGCGCAGCCACCTCCGCAATGGACTGGCAGAAGGGCATGGCGCAGATTAACGTTACCGCAGGGCTTTCCAACGAGGAACTTGCCAAGATGAGTGACCAAATGCTCGAAATAGGCAAGCGCAACGCCGCCCCGTTGGAGGAGGTGCCGCAAGCCTTCAACAAGATTATTTCGGCGGGTCTGGACGCAAAACAAGCACTGGCAGCACTCGAACCGACACTCAAAGCGGCAAAGGCTGGCTTCGTGGACATCGAAACCGTGGCATCGGCAGGCGTCAATGTGATGAACTCGTCGGGGCGCGACATCAACGCCGTCTATGACATCCTTTTTGGTACATTGCAGAAGGGCGCGGCAAGTATGGGCGAGATTGCGGCATACCTGCCTACCGTAGTGCCGGTGGCGAGGAATGCGGGCGCAAGCCTCGAAGAGACGGCTGGCGCGTTTGCATTTATGACGGCACAAGGTCAGAGCGCAAGCGCGGCGGCAACACTCTTGAACGGCGCGTTCAACAGCCTTGCCAACCCAAAACTTCTCGGCAACTTCAAGGCGATGGGCGTGGAGATATACGACGCAGAAGGCAAGATGCGTCCGATGAGCGACATCATTGAAAATTTGGCAAAACAGTTGGATGGACTTTCCGACAAAGAAAAGGCTGCAAAACTGTCGTCCCTCGGTCTCGATCAGACCTCGGCATCCGCCTTTGCCGTAATGACACAGGATGTGAAAAAGTTTAAGGAGACACTGGAAAGCGTCGATAATTCCGATGACGCGCTCGAACACTCCCTCGAAAACTCCATGACCGCCGCCGACCAATGGGCAATAGCGATGAACAACATAAAGGCCTTCGCCATAAAGGCGGGTGAGTTTCTACTGCCTGTAATCACCAAAGTCGGCGAGTGGGCGGCTGACATCACCGCCAACATAGTACCGGCATTGAAAAGCGTCAAGGACTTTATCGCCGACTGGTCCCCGGTAATATTGGGCGTTGCGGCGGCATTTCTTGTATTAAATGCCAACACCATAGCGGCTACTGCGGCGATGGCTGCGCACTCAGTTGCAAGTGGCATAGCGGCGGCTAAACAGTGGATTCTCAACATCGCGATGTCCGCAAACCCGATAGGAATCATCATTGTAGCCATAGGCGCATTGATAGGATGGATTGTGATGCTGTGCAGAAAATACGAGGGGTGGACTTCGGTCTGGAACTTCACCAAGACTCTCCTTGTAAATTCGTTCTGGCAGTTTGTGGACGACTGGAAAGACGGCTTCCAAGGCTTGTGGTATTACATACAACTCTTTTGGCTTAACATCAAGTCATTCGGGCAGTATGTAGGGCAGTTGTTCTCTAACATCGGACAGGCGATAAAACTTGCTTTGACAGGCAATTTCTCCGATGCAAAGTCGATGATTACGAGCGAAATCCACACCGACGCGGAAAACGAAATTGAACGCCTGAAAGCGGAGCGCGAACAACAGAAGGCAAAGTACGCCTCCGAGTCCAAGCAGCGCATGGACGAAATCAAGCAATCTTGGGCGGATGTGCACCTCACCAAAAAGGTAACTGAGACCGTGGAGACACAGAGCGAAACAGGCGACACTGAGAACACATCCACCATGGGCGAGACGGCAAATTCGTTTGGCGGTGGTTTGGGTTCTGACGGCGCAATTGGCGGCGGCTCGGGCATTGGCGGTGGCTCCGTTACAGGCGGCGCGGATGCTGTGGCTGGCAGCGCAAAGCAAATCAAAAACATCACCGTAAACATCGACGCCTTCAACAAGGGCGGCATCAACGCCGGCAACACCCAAGGATTGAACGGCAAGTCGGCAACCGACATCGAGGAGTGGTTTACGCAGATGCTTCTGCGTACTGTGCGCAACCTTGAAACATCATACTAAAAGTAATTGAAAGATGGCACTTGAATTTGTAAAAATATTGGATGCTCTTGCCGAGAGCATTGGCGACCTGCCACGAATGGTTGGCACAGAGGCTGTCAATTTCTCCAAGGAAAGGTTTGTGCAGCAAAACTGGTACGACACCGCGCCAATCCCGTGGCCACTGCGCAAACATCTGAGACGCGGCGGCAAGAAGCGTCAACAGGGTGCGGTTCTTGTGGACAGCGGTCGGCTCAAACGCTCCATCAGAATTGTCTCCGTGTCGGGAACTGCCGTCATCATTGGCACAGACGTACCATACGCGCAGATGCACAACGATGGATTCAAGGGCAAAGAGAATGTGAAGGCATACAGGCAGCGCGTAAAAGCACACCGCAGGAAGATTACAGTGAAGACCAAAAAAGGCGGCACTAAGAAAAAGGTGGTGCAGGTGAAGGCGCACACAAGGACAATCGCCGCCCATCAGCGCGAGGTCGATATGCCGCGCCGCCGTTTCCTTGGTGAAAGCGCGGAACTCAACCGCCGCATTGAAAAATTAATCACCGACACCTTTGCCGAAGCCATCAAAAACGCTTCAACACCGTATTAACGACACATTAACGCAATGAAAACACTTATAGAAAACATACTCACGGCACTCACCGACGACCGCGCCAACCAACTTTTTCAACAGTACGGACTCACGCCACCGGCTGTGGACGACATCTACCTCGGACAGCCCGACGACCCCGACTGCGAGTTTGCACTGCCCGCCGTGTTCGTGGACTACAACGCCGACTTTACCAACGAGACTTGCCGGATATTCGTACACGTTTTGCAGGATTATATGCAGGACACCGACAATCTAAGCCCCGCCCGTGATGCGGGTATGCAGCACCTTGATTTTCTCAAAGTGGTGCGCCACTTGCTCCGTGGGCTCAGGACACCGCCGATGTTTGGCGCGTTGCAGATGGAAATGGAAGCCCCGGTCGTGTCAGATGCTTACTACTGGCACACCCTTACATTGAGTTGTGTAATGAAAGTGGACGCCGACACAGAGCCAAAATACGTGATGACCGACGGCGATGTGGATTACGAAGTGGAGCGCGGACGGCTC